AGACCAAGAAGCCCGTGATAGACGAGACGGTCCTGAAGGACATTGGAACGGATATAGCTCTTCATTTTCTACGATGCCTGGAACTGAAAAAGGCTTTAGGGATGATCAGCGAAGGCGTGAACGCATGGCTCAAGCTTGTTACGACGTCTAGCCGTATACACCATAGTTGTTCAGTTGCTACTAATACTTTTCGATGTTCACACCGTCGTCCAAATTTAAGTCAAACCCCCTCAGATGAAAGATTTAGAAAACTATTTACCGCCTCGCCAGGAATGGTTATGGTCGGGGCTGATCTTGCTGGCATTGAACTCAGGATGCTATCGCACTACCTTGCCAGATACGACGGTGGTAGATACGCAGATATCCTCCTTAATGGAGACATACACCAAGTCAACGCCGACGCTATAGGCGTTAGTAGGCGTGAAATCAAGACGATTACCTATGCGTGGATGTATGGGGCGTCGAATAAAAAAATAGGTACTAGCTATGACAAGCAATTATCAGATCGTAAAGCATCTGCAAAAGGAAAAGAAATCAGGAATGCCTTTGTCGCTGCCACACCTGGATTGGCAGAACTCCTATCGGCTCTTAAGAAGCGGGGTGATGGAGGCGAGATCAAGGCTATTGACGGAAGAAAACTTTTAGTAGATAGTCCACACAAATTATTAAACTTTTTGCTTCAAGGTTCAAGTGCAGTCTTGGCGAAGCGGTGGATGTTAATAACACACCAAACACTAAAAGAAGCTGACATACGTGCTCATCAGCTTGCGTTTATACATGACGAACTTCAATTCGAGTGCGACAACCAATACATAGATGACCTTAAATTCACCCTTGAAAACTCTGCAGTTAGGGCTGGAGAGTATTACAACATGCGAGTACAGATCAACGCCGAATCTAAATCGGGACGTGACTGGTCCGAAGTCCATTGACAGTGGAGATATTAATAGAGATGGCGATTACTGGGAACATTACGTCGCCATCGAAGCTTGGAGAAGAGGAGCAGAAGTTTATATGAACTTAGGTAGAAGTGGTAAGACAGATTTAGTGATTGAACATGATGGTCGCATCATTAAATGTGATGTTAAAGCCAGATCAGCAGTAGCTAAAGCTTATCCACATCGCTACTACCAACAAGCTACAACAACAGTTGACGCTAGTAAGCCTATCTTCATGATATGTGTCCATCCAGTTACTAAGCAGATCCATTGGCATGAGAGCCGTGTACCTACAGGTTGGGAGGGCTTTTGGGATGAAGCTACTTATTGATTGCGATTTCGTTGTATACAAATGTACAGCCGCTGCAGAGACTGAGATTGATTTCGGTGATGACGTTATTGTTGTCACCTCTAGATTCTCTCAAGCCTATAAGTGTGTAAAGAGAGAGTTAAATCGTATTGCTGATAAGTTCGGATCGTTTGATGAAATGATTCTCTTCTTCAGTGATAGTAAGAATTTCCGTAAGGATATAAACGAGTCTTACAAAGGCCATAGAAACCGTAAGAAGCCTTGCGGTTACAGGAGAGTCATTAATAAACTCTGTGATGAATACCCTGTAATCAAGATGCCTAAACTGGAAGCAGACGATGCTATGGGCGTTTATGCGACCAAGCATACCGGCAATATCATTGTCTCCCCTGATAAGGATATGAAACAGATTGAAGGGATGCTATGGAACTTCGATGAATCTTTCACAATCACGAAAGAGGCTGGGGCTAAATGGCATCTAATACAGGCCATGGCTGGTGATAACACTGATGGTTACTCAGGAGTTCCTGGAATTGGAGTCAAAAGAGCAACAGCTTTATTTGATAGTAAAGGTTACAGCTGGAAGACAGTCGTTGAAGCATTTAAAGAGAAAGACTTATCGGAAGAGGTCGCTCTAGAGAATGCACGTCTAGCAAGAATATTAACCAATGATGATTATGACGACGAAAAAATGGAGCCAATCCTATGGACACCTTCACCTGACTACATCATAAATGACTGACACCACCAATGAAACTGGACCTACCTATTACAAGCGTGGGTCCATACAAGTTTGGGATTTCATAAGAGATCAGGAACTTAACTTCCACTTAGGAAACGCAATCAAATACATCTGCAGAGCAGACCACAAATATGACGATATCGAAGATCTCTCCAAAGCAATCCATTACCTATCCAATGAAATCGAATCTAGAACAAGCAAGAGAGTTCAGGAACTCGTTCAATGTGAAGAACTCCAAGACGCTCAGCTCACGGAATATGCAAAAGAATTTGATCGTTGAGGAGTTTAAGGAATTTCTAGAGGCAGAGGGAATGCTGTTTAGAAACAGTGCATCTTTGCATGAGGACGCTATGAAAGAACTCAGTGATCTTGTATATGTCTGCTATCAATATGCAGAGAATATGGGATGGGATTTAGACGAAGCTCTCCGTCGAGTCCATGCAAGTAATATGTCAAAACTAGATGAGGATGGAAAGCCTACATATAGGGAAGACGGAAAAGTATTAAAGAGTGCAAATTATCAACCACCTACATTAAGTGATCTAGTCTAATGACAAATTTAATATCTAGAACTGGAAGAGTTCAGAACTGGATAGATGATCCAGAATCACGTCTACCCGTATCATGTACTGTCTTCGTTGTAGAAGACTCAATTGAGGGGAACAATGGAATCGAAGCATCATGGAGATTCGTCAGCCACGCTCTCAGATATGGAGCGGGAGTTGCTGTCCATTTATCAAAGCTCAGACCCAAAGGAGATAAAAACGGCAAAGGTCTTACAGCTTCTGGGCCAGTATCCTTTGGAAAAATCTACTCAACCCTAAATGAAATCATCAGACGGGGTGGGCATTATAAGAACGGTGCTTGTGTGCTCCATCTTGACTTGGATCACCCTGACATTATTGAATTTATCACGACCCCACGTTCCGAACTTCCATGGGTTAAACGATGCGTCAACATTAACGAAGTAAAGTGGGAATGTGCTAGTCAAGAAACAAAAGACGCACTTATATATGGCATCAGGTCAGGTGACATATGGCTAAATAAAACTAAGTACGATAAAAATGGAAAAAGAATCCGAGGCAATGTATGCCTTGAAGTTTACCTGCCATCACGAGGAACTTGCCTCCTCCAACACGTTAATCTCGGTGCCTGTACTATCTCCGACGTGCCAAAAGGTTTTGTTGAGGGTATGCGAAGTTTGTGCGACCTCCATAGCAAAACAGGCATTGACAGTTCTGGAGAATACCTCCCCTCGCAGACCGACAGGCAAGTTGGACTTGGA